AATTGTATGTTTCTAAACGAATTACTCTCTTATCAGATAGCCAAATATTTAGGTGTACCAGTTCCGGAATCGGCAATTGCATATATGGATAAAAGAATTCTCGAAAAGGATCCTACCGCAACATTTGTTCACAGATTTTATGAAGGCAACCTCTTCGCTAGTCTGGAATTAGAAAAAGAAGACAATCTGCTTGAGAATTACGAAGAAATGATCCAGATGAAAAAGCCTTACATTTCTCGAACTTGGAATGCATTTTTCTCTAATGTTGAAAATATTAATGATATAGCAAATGTAATCGCTTTTGATTTATTAATTGCCAACTTTGATCGCTATGGAAATGATGGCAACCTTTTAGTGGCTCAAACAACAGAAGGAAGAAAAATTTTCGCGATTGACCATGGGCATGCATTTTTTGGCCCTATATGGCATGCCTCCAAGGTAAATGCAATGAGATTACCAAATAATACAAATGCATATTGCGATCAGTTTATTAATATTGCATTTGGGAACAATATTAAAAATGGTCTTATAAATGGTCTAGGGGTTGTATTTGATGCGATTGAACAGAAGATTGATTTAACTAATCTTCAACAACATTCTTTTCTAAATGTAGTCGATCGAATCGAAAGTATCTCGGAAGGCTTAGTTGATGATTGGTTTAATCAAATACCGGACGAATGGTTTGTGAAATCAGATAGAGATGCGCAGTTGGCATATTACAAAAGGTTCATTTTAACACAAAAAGATCTGGTTAGATTTATTATTCAAAGAATGGCTGATAAAATGGCTTTTACTAATTATTTGGGTGGTGAATTACAGTGGAAAAAAGCAATGAATGTACGTATAGTATAGTGCGCTATTGTTCTGATAATTTGACGGGTGAAGTAGTAAATATTGGCGTTATTATGCATAGTTATAATGAAACTGTAGAGACAAAATTCCTTCTATTGGATGAAAG